CATATAGATTCACCTCATCATAAGGGTTCGCCTGATGCAGTTCCATATGCCTTTAAAGCTTTGTCTATAAAAAAAGCAGCTGAAGAACAGGACTGGAAAGGTCAATTGCTTTGGTGTGATTCTGTTGTTTATGCAACAAAATCAATTACTCCAATTTTTGAACATATTAAAAAGCATGGTTATTTGTTTTTTGATAATCTTGGTTTTTCAATTGGTGATTATACAAGTGATGCTTGCTTAAATAATTTTGGAATGTCGCGCGAAGAATCATTTAACAGCAAGATGTTAATGGCTTGCGTAATGGGATTTGATTTAGATAATCCAATTGCAAAACAATTTTTAGACAAATATATTGGAGCTGCGCTTGATGGAGTTTCTTATCCCGGAGATTGGGTTAATAATAATCTTCAAGTTTCAAATGATATGAGGTGTAAAGGTCACCGTCATGATCAGTCAGTAGCTTCGATTATTGTTAAACAAATGAATTTAGAAATAACAAATGCTCAACAGACATATTTTGCTTATGCATCACATAAAGGATTAGTTCCTATTTGTGACAATGTTTGCCTTTGGAGTGAAGGAATTTAAAATAACTTAAAAAATATAAAATGGGATACACAAATTTTACAGTTGAAAAACTAGAAGATATTATTGAAGTGCATAAACCAAAGTCAATTTTAGATTTAGGCGCTCAAAATATGTACAATCAAGCAGAAGTTCCTGCACCGTATGCAAAAGAATGGTATGAATCAAAAGGAAATATTTATTGCTCATTTATAAAAAATCAACCTGAATTTATCACACTTGAGCAATTCAAAACATTAGATTTTAAACTAAGTTAATGAAATTAGCAGCAATTTATAATGTGTGGGATGGTGTGGAGTTACTGAAATACTCTATCGATTCAATAAAGAAAGATGTTGATTTATTTGTAATTGTTTACCAAGATGTAAGCAATTTTGGCGAAGCATTTAGTCCATTACATGAGATACAAAAAGCTATTGATGGATTAAACACTATTCTTTATAAATATAGTCCAGCTCAATTTAATGGGTTTCAAAATGAGTCTAACAAAAGAAATGTTGGCATTGAAATTGCAAAACAAAATGGATGTACTCACTTTTTAAATTTAGACTGTGATGAAATTTATGGAGATTTTAAAGGAGCAAAACAATTATATACTGTTTCAAAAGCTGAAGGGTCTGTTTGTAAATTATACACATACTTTAAATCACCAACCCTCAGATTTGAAACAGAAGATGGGTATTATGTACCTTTTATTCATAAAATACTACCAAAAACAATTGCTGGATTTAGTGAATATCCATTTTATGTTGATCCTACGCGAGGTATAAATTGCAGCAATGTAGTTTGTTTACCGGTCCATATGCATCATTTCTCTTGGGTTCGTCAAAACATTGAACGTAAATGTAGAAACTCAAGTGCTAAAGCAAATCTTGAACGCGGAACAATGCTTGAAAGTTATTATGATCCTGCATGCGGACCGGGATACTACGTTAAAGATTATGATAAAAAATTAATAGAAGTACCAAACCAATTTAAAATAGAAATATGAGTTTTGAAAAATGCTGCTCGGGTTTTGCCTACTCGACTAAAGAAACCCAACAACATAGCTTTGATATGGGTAAATATGTTATTGATAATAACATAAAAGGTGATATTGTAGAATGTGGAGTTGCTGCTGCTGGAAACTTTGGAGCAATGATATTCGGTTGTTTGACAAAACCGGAAGGTAAAGAAAGGAAATATTGGGGTTTTGATAGTTTCGAGGGGATTCAATTAGCTGGTAAAAAAGATACTTTGCAAGCTGGAATTGGACTGATCACTCACGATGTAAATGTTCCGGATGAAGATCTTTTAGTTTCAAGTGGAATTACTTCGCATACAAAAGAATATGTAGAAAGTAATTTAAAGGATTGGGGACTTGATGATCTCAATATAAAATTAGTTGAAGGTTGGGTACAACATACTATTCCAAAAGTAATTAAGGAGATAAAAAGCATTTCCATTTTGCGTTTGGATATGGATATTTACGCTCCAACAAAATTTACATTAGAACAATTGTATCCTTTGATTACAAAAGGAGGTGTTATTATTATTGATGACTGGGAACTTGACGGTGCACGTATAGCATGTGAAGAATACTTTTCGGAAAATAATATTAAGCCGGAGCTATTAAGTATTCCAAATTCAAGTCCACTATACTTCTTTAAACCATAAACTGATTTTGATAGAAGAGTTCGAAAAACATGGTCAAGAAGGAATTGATTATTACATTTCAGATATTCAATCATTAGTTGATAGATCAAAAGTATTAGAAAAAATTAGTGCATGAAAATAGCAGTACTTATACCTACTCGCGGAGATAGAAAAGAATTTTTAAATAACGCTTTACGTTTAATTAAAAATCAAACACTACAACCGGACCATATTGAGATAGTTGACTTCGAACCGTTAGATTCTGCATGCGATATTACTCCGCGTTACCGTTTTGGCTACGAAAAGCTGTCTAAAATGGGTTTTGATGTTATTTTATTGATGGAAGATGATGATTTTTACGCTAAAAACTACATTGAAACTATGATTTCAGAGTGGATTGATGCCGGAAAACCTGATATTTTCGGCACCACATACACAATTTATTACAATATTCGCGTGTGGGGACAGTTTAGAATGGAACATTATCAGCGAAGTTCTGCCATGTCAACACTAATAAAACCAAGTTTAGAGATAAAATGGCCGCTAAATAATGATCCATACACCGATGTGGCACTATATAATCAGTTAAAATATAAACTTTTTACACCAAAAGAAGTGATATGCTTAGGAATTAAACATGGAATTGGGCTTTGCGGTGGCCGTTCTCACGTTGATGGCTTGCAAAGGTATTCAACTAATGGCGGATTAACTGATCCTGATAAAAGCTGGATTAAAAGTATTGTAGATGAAGAGAGTTTTAAATTTTACAAAAGTTTAAACTTTTAATTTGCTTTTTAAATTAAAATAAACTACACTTACTTCAATTGTTTCAGCGTTGGGTTTTTTGAAAATGAGTGATTAAAGGTTGGAAGTTTAATCGGAGAAGTTTTTTAATTTTGTTCTTTAGGTTTGGAATCTAAAGATTTGGGGTAATTAAAAAATTGTACGTTATGTTACCAATAGCTTTGGAATGTGCGGCTGCGTAGGTTTGGCGACGTGTGGCTTCAAGTTCTAAACCGTTAGTTAAATATAAAAATATGATAACGATAAAATCAATCCAAAAACGTAGAGCCTTTTATAAAGGGCTCGGAATTTCGGCTGATATTTACAATAATTTGACTGATTTCAAATCCATTAATTACTCCTTTGTCAATGAAGGAAAAACTATTAAGATAACCTTGACTTGCGAGAGAAAAGATGCATAATTTTGAAACTATAACTCTAGCTGACGCTTTAAAAAGTCTTGAAGCGCCTCGTCAACCATCGGAATTTCATTTATTTTTAAAAGAGCAGATTTCTGCCACGTCTTCTCATAAGCATTATGCCAATGATTCAATTCATCAGGCTTCAAATATTTTACAAATTCAAAAAAAGCGCCTTCCAGTGCATCATGTTTTGCTTGCAAAATTGCGATGTCGGATAAAATTTTTGGGAACTCAGTTCCTTCGATACTTTTCATAGTTTAAGTCGTTTTTAAATTGTGAATATTAAACCCAATGTTTCAGCGTTGGGTTTTTTGAAATAAAATCATATATCTGAAAGAATAGAATAATAAACTAAACTACACAATGATATTACAAAACATATATAAGAAAGCCATTCAAAGAAAACGAAAATTTTGGCGGTTTTTACGTTCACTATTATGTTCGTTTGGGATTTCTCCAGGATCATTTTGCTTAGCTGTTCCGAGTACTCTTTCTTGCACCGAATCATATTATGTACTTCAGAGAATAACAAAACTGACCCACTTAGGATACCGAGTGCAAGTCCTCCAATTGTCATAATATATGCTTTGGGTGCGGTGGGCTTTATAGATAAAGCGTTGAGGTTTAAATTTTACCAGTCAGTATTAAATTAGCAAAGTTAGTCCAAGTCATTGTCTTAACATCCAGCTTCAACTCTTTAAATATTTTATTCATTAGAATATCTTTTACTGCAGTATTATAAATATTAACGTCAAAGTGGTGATTCTGTGATCCTGCAGTTTTCTTAGCCCAAATAAAATTACCGTTTTTATCCAATATTCTATGTTCTGCTTCATAATGCAAGAAGTAATTTTCATAACCATAAGCGCCTCCACTTGGTAAAGGGAAATTCAAATAACCTGGGGGCTGAGGTTCATCACTTCCTTTTTTCCATTTGAAATTTATTCGGGCCATTAGTTTGTCTTTCAACTGTCCAACTCTAACCATAAAAAGGTTTGGCCGGCTTACACTTACTTTAAACGATGACTGCTCAATTAACATTGAAACATATTTATCTTCTTTATCACCTTTCAGTCCTACAATATTAAAATTACTCCGATCGATGTAATTAAAAACTTGAGCCTCAGCGAAACCAGTATCTATTCCGGTAATTGAGATCTTCATTTTACCTCCACTATCGCGCATATATTCGGCACCCAATATCTGATCAAATTCTTTCCAAATATTATTTGCTTTACTTATATCGTAACTCCACATCTCGCGCGTGATATCTTCTTTCTTTTTCCAGCTTTGATTTGCAATAAATGTTCCAAGTGAACCATGCTTTATTGAATATGTTGATCCACTTTCCGAGTGCGCGATAACTTCATAATCCAAACGAACATCATCATATTCAGAATTTATGCCGGCAACACGACCACCCAAATCGGCAGCACATGTCAACATCACTATCTTACCGTTACCATCAGCGATACTTTGATTTTCAGGAATAATCCCAATCTCATAGTTTCGAATATTTAACTGAAGTTGATTTGATTTAATCGATTGGCCCGGCTCCTCATAAGTTTCTCCCAAGCAAACATTAACAAATGTTTTATAAAGGTCTTCATTTCTTGGTTGGCCGACTGGATGACATTCGATAAAGTCATTTATATAATGTTCCCAATCATACATTCCCAAAGGAGCGTAAAGACTATTAAGGTGATAACTATAATAACCTAATTTACTTGGTTCTGCAGTCGGCTTCCAATATCCTAAATTTAAAAGTTCATGTTTGTTTTTATCATTAAAGAATCCTCCACATTTTTGGCACGTATAACCCACCGACTCAGAAATTAATTTCCCTTCCTCATTTAGTTCCCAAGTAATACCTCCCATTTTACCATCACTATTTTCTACCGGAATGGACCACTTCAATTCTATAAATTCACCACAACACGGACACGGTATTAAATACTTCCGTTGATCACCTAATAAATAAGCCGGTTCAATGTTACTCGTTTCTTTTCTTTCCGGTGTACTGATATAAAATATTTTGTGAGTATCAGCATAGGCCGCGAAACGTTGTTCTAATAATTTACGCGTGCTTCCGGATTCCTTACTTGAACTTTTTACACTTTCGAAGTCATCAAAGAAACCAGTCTGCAAATCTATTTGCCTTAATCCTCTGTGATTGTTTGCACTAATAATACTTACATATCCTTGCGGAAATTCCTTTTTAAAGTTTGTATCACCTGATTTGTTTGCGCGATTCCTTTGGACCTGTGGTTTTATATATGGCCTCAACCCACAACTATCAATCATTAAATCTAATTTCTCCATTGACTTTTCAATCAGATCAGGCGCACCAACTGTTATTAAAGTATTGCCCGGATTATTTTTAATTATCCAACCTACTCCCGGATAAATTACACCGGCAGAGCCACCAACTTGAGCCCCTTTCATAATTGCAACTGTTCGGGCCGGATGCGATTGAGAAAGACAATCAATGATCTCGCGCATGTAAGGTGTTCGATTATATTTGAATGGTCCCGGAAAAGGCTTAGCCATGATCATATTTTGTTCAGTCCAATCAGATGGTTTAATATCTGAAATGAAAACCTTACCACTATTAATGATCTCTACAAATTGATCCTTATATAAATTATTCTCGCTCACCTACACCTTTCTTTTCTGAGTAATCATTTACAATATTATCAATCGATTTCACACTTAATACTGTTGCTTTATTGATAGCAAGGTTAAACCACTTAATTAACTCTCCATTAATTTCGGCCACGTCATTTACATTTAAAGAATGTTTCTTTGCGAAGATCCGGGCAAATTCTGCAGAACTATTATGCACCTCCGTTATAATTGACTGGTTATGTTGTAAGAAAACCGGTTTAATTAGTTCAGACGGTACCACAACGCCTTTCAATTTTTCTTCTTTTAGCTTTAAAAGCCTTACTTCCTGCTCTAATTTCTCAACTTGAACAGATGTTTTCTTTAAATCAAGAGCAGCATAATTATTATTTTCATCTACCTCAACAGATTTTGCCGGCTTATCAGATTTTAAAGCCGGAGCGATCGCAACAATTACATCCTTTTCTCCGTTTTTAGCCTGTTGTTTTTGTAAAAAAGCTAGGTTTCTATGGTCCGCATCATCAATATAATCATCATCGAGTAAAATAACCTTGCCCCTTTTTATATAAACCGCTAAATTTTTAGTGGCCATTCCGCACCGGTCCGCAAATTCTTTTTTTGAAAACTTTGCCATAATTAAAAATTTTGTAGTCAGTCAAAACCATTGTAGTTATTGACAATTTTACAAGTGTAGTCAAAAAATTTGATTTTTCGCTACATTTTAACGACAAAAATCGAAATAATGACATCCATGAAAGAAAACGCGCCGCTTAGCATTAAT